TCAAGGCTCTCGCGCGGCGCGACCGATCCAGAGCGCAATCTCGTCTTCCCGACGTCGAACGAGTCCGGGCAGCTTCACGCCGCGGGCGAAGACCCAGCGGCGGAACTGACGGGGCGCCTCCCCATACTCGGCACGATTAATCACCCGGCGCAGCGTTGATGACTCGAGATTGCCGGCGCCGACGTTGAACGTAAAATCGACCAACGCCGCAAACTGCCCGTCAGCCAGCGGCACGGCGATGAACCGAAGCACGGCATCGGCGGCTCGCGCCATGTCGCGGCTGAGTAACGCATCGGCCTCCGCCTCGGTGATCGGCGCCCAGCGGTCGAGCGGCGCCCACGGCTCGCGCGAGAGCAGATGCCCGTAGCCGATGGTCGGGAAACCGACCGGATCGTGGTACGGTTCATAAAGCGCCGTTGCCGGCTTTGGATCGTGGAGCGCCTCGTGCGCACGCGCAAGCGCAAAGGCGATCTCGGGAATGGGTCTCACGGTATCATCCTTGTCGAACGCCGGCGCGGCAGCGCCGATCAGCGGGTTGCCGCGTCAGGCAACCAAGCATGCGGTCAGCGCCCCTGCCCCCACCCGAACGCCTTCTGCGCAATTCGATTGCCGAACCAGTAGGAGAGCACGAGCGTCAGCACCGCCATGTCGTTCCCGTCCCACATCTTCGTGACGAGCCCATACCATTGCGTCTCGGTGCTGACGACCGATTCCATCAGCCGGAAGCGCGCGAATTTAACGACCATGTAAAAGGTAAAGGCGGCATAGGTCACGGTCGGACGCACCATGCCCGACAGCCAGTCGAGCAGACCGAACAGCCAGAATACAGGCACCACGGTCCAAGCCGGGTACTTTCCGTCGGCCGCATCGAGCAGCTTGACGCCGAGCGACGGTTGCGGCTGATGCAACGCCTTCATCTCGGCGATGTCGGCGGTCGCGTTGATTTCCTCCATCCGCCAGAGATGCTCCTGCGAGGCGGCCTCAAGCCGGAGCCTCGTCATGGCGATCTCGTGCGCGTTGTCTTGGCGGCGCGTGAACCATTTGAGCAGCTCGGGCAGGAACGGCGCAAGAAATCCGAAAATTGCCGAAAGAATTGCCAGCATCTGTCGCTCTCCTATCGCATCCAGTCCACGGCCTTCATCACAACGGCACCGAGGCCCGCTGATGCCGAACTGACCGCCAGCAGCGCCTTCCATCCCCCTTCCGCACGGTCGATCTTGCTGCGTATTGCAGCGACGTCGGCACGCGTGGCCTTCGCATCATCCTTGAGCTCACGGAGGTCTTCGCGCGTGTCCTGCATGCGCACTTCCAGCCGCGCGATCCGTTCCTCCGTTTCGGTCATGCCTTGACCTCTTCGACGGTGATCGTGGTCTTCGAGAGAGAGCCGAAGAGAACCGTGCCCGAGCTGTCGCCGTTGACGTGGACGGTGCCGCCGCCGTTGCCGACACGAACCCGGAACGTGATCGCGGTCGTATTCGGCGCCGTCATTTGGTACTCCAGTGCGACGTTCGCAAGAGCCGGCCCATCCACCAATGTCGCTGCAAGCGCGCTTGTGTCCGCATCCTTGAAAAGCGCAACGACCGCCGAAGGAGTACCGCCGGCGGTCGAAATCAGCAGCAAGACGCGAACCAACAGTTTGTTGCTGGCGGCGAGAGGCGTATGGTTGTGAGTCATAACCTGCGTACCTTCGCTCGATTGCGGTGCACTGTTATCCGCCGGAATATCGGCAGTCACCGCAACCACACCTGTCAATGCCGTGTGCGACCGCTGCACCGTCTGACCGGCGACGGCGCCGGGCGCCAGCAGCACGTTGTTGACGTAGACGCCGGCGCAATTGATCGTGCCGGCGCCCTTGTCGCCGCCCGTCGCGCCCTCGCTGTAGAGACCGGCACCGATGCGCCAGCGCCGCGCGAGCGAGCCGGCGATCTTCGTCAGGAAAGCGATGATGCCGTCTTCGCTGCCGTTCGCCGGATCGACGATGCCCGCTTCGATACGCGCATACGTCTCTGTGTTTGCCGATGAATCTTTCCCGTCGAATCTCACCGCGCCGAGCACGTCGTCGGCGGTCGGGCTGGCGCTCGCGCGATCGAGCACGAGCTCGGGCCCGACGCCGGCACCAGCATCGGTCGAGCGGACGGTCTGCGTGGCGCTGAAGACATTGGCATCGGCCACGCCGGCAGCGCCGAGCGCCGTCCGCGCACCGCTCGCCGACGTAGTCCCGGTGCCACCATCGGCGATCGGCAGCGGCAGGTTGATCGCGCCGGCCGGAATGTCGGTCACCGGCACCGGGTTGCCGTTGGCATCGAAGCCCAGGACCTTGCCGGCGCGCTCGACCGAGCTCGGCAGCTCGGGATCGAGCGTGTCGGAATCGCCGATCGGGAACTTGAGCGAGCGGCCGAGCTTCTCCTGGATCTCCTGGGCGCGCATGGCGCTGCGATCGAGACCCGCCTCGTGCGTCTCGGCCGGAAACCCGTCATTGGACACATAGTCGATGAGCTGGGTCAGCGGCGTCGCGCGCAGGATGATCCATTGCTTCGTCGAAGCCGGCGCGCCGCCTGCCGTCACGGTGCCGGTCGAGCCGGCGCCGCCGGCGACGGTGTAATCGACGTTGAGCGTCTTCGCGACCTCTGCGCCGCTCGCGATCGTGCGCTCGATCACCATCAGATCGGCCGGATCGAAGAACGGGAATGGCACCGCGAACGCAACGGTGACCCCGTCGCCCGCGTACGCGACACGGGACAGAGTGGTAGCTACCGTCATTCTCTACTCCTTAGACTGGATGTACTTGGCGCGGAACGCGCGAGCAGGATTGGGGAATAAGAGCGCGCGGGAACAGAATCCGGTCGCGACATACATTTTTCTTCGATGGTGCCCGTTTCTAGATCGCGCGGATAGAACGGGTTGAGGAAACTTTCGAACCTGCGGCGGTAACTTCATTTACTGGAAGAACGGCATTCTGGCGGTGATCGTCGAGCCGAGATGGAGCCCGCTGCCGATCAGGTCCGCGGTTGCCGCACTCTTGGTTCGCTTGGCAGCGAACCGGAGATCCTGAAATTGGATTAACCCCTGCCGGATCGTCTCAAAGGGTTCGAGCTGACCTTCCGCAGCGAAGTTGGCGGCAATGTCGAGTGGGGTGCCGCTGCCGGATTGAACACCGGAACCGGACGCATGGGCATGCAAGCTCGCGAGTTTGCGAGTGAGATCGCGTTGCTGCCGTTGCGATTCGAACACTGCCTGTTGTCGCGCGACTATCGCCTCGCGCTCGTACTGCGCAGCGTCGCCGCGTGCCTGCTGGAACTGTGACATGGCGGTCGCCGCGGTCGCGGCAGTCATGAGAACAAATGGAATGGCGGGTCCACACATGAATGCAGCTCTCCTTTAATCGTTCGTCGTCATATGCGGTGCGATCGCTACGACGGTCAGCGGCAAAGCTTGCGACTGCGCGACGAGCACCCTCGCCTCGCCGTCCCAGCCTTTCGGAAACGCGATCGTGCGGTCGCCGGTAAAGAGCGGGGGTGGCCGATCCATGGCATCGAAGCTGCCGCGGAACGAAAGCTCTTCGAGATGCGCATCGTCGAAGCCGATCCGGCATCCGAGGCTCGCGAACAGACGCACCGTGGCACGATGAACGCGTTTCGACTTTCCGATCGCAGTCCCATCTGCAGAACCCGCTTCGAGATCGAGAGTCTCGAGCCGGCTCTCATAAGGAAGCCCGACATGCACGACTGCAGCGGGCCGATCGAGCATGATGCCGCCACCGACAACGACCCGATCGGGATGCGTCGCGCCGTCGGCGAGAATGCGCACCGTCTCGCCATCGACATGATCGAGGCCTGCGATTTGCGTCACCGTTCGAGCCCAATGCAGGGTTGCCTGCTGCTGTAACGCGGGCGGGACGGCATCAATCAGCTGCACGGTTACTTCGTCCGCGGCGACATGGCCGATGACTTTCAAGCCAACCGGCGGCCAAGCGAGTTGCGGGGCACCGACCCGAAAGATTCGGCCTATATCGCCCGGATTGAACGGTCCGTGCCCGGAGGCGGTCAAAGTCTTAATGGCACCTGCAGACCAGGGCGCACCGCCACCGATCGTCACCGTGCACATCGGATCGTAGTTCCAACCGTCGAACGACAAGCCGGCGTCGACGAAGAACGCCAAATCTTGATCCTTAACCGAATCGGACCAGAAAGCGCGTTCGAGAAACTCGATTGAAGTGATCGTCTCTCCGGCGCACCGTCGCTCAACCGCCAGCCAGAGCCGGTCGTGATCCGCCGTCGGGATTGCAGCGAGCGACAGGACTAGCGCGTCGGTTCCACCCAGCGGATGCCGATGCCAGGCAATCACATCCTGTTCGCGCAGATAGGTGAAGCCAAGCAGCATGCCGTCGCCACGGACGACCCAGAGCACCGACCATGGTTGGCGCTGGAGTTCCAGCGCCACGATCCCCTCTTGCAACAGGTGGCCAACGAGTATCGACATCTCGGGTGCGCCGTAGGAATCGCTCTCGAACCGATAGGCGATCTCGTAGAGCTTGCGGCGCGCGCGCTGCACAAAAAGGATCGCGCCGCCGATCCGAACCGGCGGCAGTGCCGCGCAGCCTACATTCGATTGCGCGCGGACTGTCACGTTCCCCGGTGTCAGCGCCTCGTTCAGGTTGGAAGCCTGCGCCGTGAACTCGCCGCCTTCGGTGCCGATCGTCATGACCTTGCCTGCCGCCAGCCAACGAATCGCATTTACCTCGTTGTCGGCGATCGTCGCCGTGATCGCGGTATCGTCCAGCACGGTCGGGCCGTTGTCGGTCGGACTGAAACGGTCATAGGCGCCCGAAGCCGACGCCCACAGTGTCTGCGGCTGGTGCGTACTGTTCGCAAAGAACAGCCGGTCTTCGTAGAAGCCGATCGCCGACGGCCAGCCGCGGTGGTCCGACCAGGCGCCCTCGCGCCATTTGCGCGTCGCGCCGGTTCCGGGCAGGCGCGACATCACATCGGCCGTCACGACCGTCGCGCTGATATGGCCGGTGACCCGCACCCAACCATGTCCGGCATGCAGGAAGGTCCAGTTGACGCCGCTCGAATTTGTGCCTTGATCGTTCTCGGTGCCCTCGCCATGCAAAGGCGGCGCCGTGCCTGAAGTGCCGCCGGCTGTTGTCTCGTAGACGCGGTCAGCAAACTTGACCTTCTGGCCGGCATTGTAGTTTCGCGTCGGCTCCCAGTCGCTGTAGTTGAGATGGCCTGCATTCTCTTCGATCCGCCAGATCGAGCCGACATGCGCTGGCACGAACAATGAGGCAGAGGCGGTCAGCGTGATGCCCGTTCCGGTCACCGCCGACGGCGCAATCGTCAGTGTGCTCACCGTATTGAGATCGAGATAGGGCCCGTCCTTGAACACGACGGTTTCAAGCGTCCACTGCGTATGGCCAAGCCGGCTCAGCCGGCGCGGAGCATGCACTGGGTGCACGAGGAACAGCACGTCGGCCGATTGCGCCCATTGCAGCAGCGCCAGATCGTCCGAGCGATAGGGCGTTGCGATCTCGATCGGCGTGCCGGGCGGGTCTTCGATCCGGCCGGTCTCGGCATAGAATCGGAAATATTGCGGCCCCGCCTCGATCACATAAGACTGCTCGCTCGAAAACCGGAACGGGATCAGCCGCACTGGCCCACCGAGTTTCGTTTCGGCAACGAAGCGCGTGCCCGGGCGCCGGGTGGCGGCACCCTGCGGTAGCGGAATCATGTTCTGCAACGTGCGGCAGGCGTTCGGATATTTGGCGAGATCGATGCGCCCGTAGAGCTCGGGCGACCATTCGCCGGCGTTGAAGGTGGTGAAGGCAGGTGCGACGCGCGGCATGAGCTAGCCTCCCAGAGTGCGCACAATGGTCGTCGCGATGTCGCGCAGGTGAAGAACGATGGACTGAAGGGTTCCGGCGAGCCGAATCCGTGGAGCCCGAACCGCGGCGATTGCGCGCACGATCGCAGATCGAACGGCTGCAGCCGCGTACGCAATGAGCGATCGCGGGAAGTTCAAGCCCGGCTCTCCAGCCATTCACTGGCGTTTAGGCGACCTGCGCTGCCTTCCTGCGCGTCGATGGCGCGCGCCTCGGCAAGTTTTTCGCGATAGGACTGCGCCATCGCCTGGCCGAGCGCTGAGGACGCCGTCAGCGGATACGCCAACTCGGCCGCCAGCCGCGCGGAGATCGCATCGGCCAGCAGCGGCCCAAACCGTGTCGGGTCGGTGATCTGCGCGATATAAAGAATCCGCAGCGGCGCGCTCTCGTCACTCAGAATCCGACGCCCCTCGATGCGATAGTCTGTCGCCTGCCCGTCGCTTTCGCTTTCGATTGCGAGCACTCGCAGACAGCAGGGCGGCTCCGGCCCTTCGGGCAGCGCGTATTGAAACGCGAAACCCCAGGCCGGTGCCTCCGCGAGCGTCGGCAGCGCAGCGCGCCGGATCGCAGGGTTCCACGGATAGGCGCGCAGCACTGCGTCGCGCACCGGGTCGTAGTTGCGCTTACAGAGTCGGCCGACCTGCGTGTCGTCGTCGAAAGACACGATCGGGTCGGCGCCCAGCATGTCGAGCGCGCGGTTGCAGATAGCGATATCGGAGATCGGCATCGATCAACTCCGGAATGAGAAAGAAAAGCATGCACCGGACGGGCGAAACGGTCGCAATGCCCCTTCGCCCGCCCGGCGCATTCGATCAATCGAGGGTATAGAAGATCATCACACGCAGCGTACCGCTCGATGGCATCGCCGCAGTTGCGATCGTGATGAAAACGATCTCGTCGATTGCTATGCCGCTGCCGATTCCGGCCGTTGCGCCGAACAGAGTCGGCGTGTTGGTCGCGGTGAAGGTTGCGACTGCGCGGTACTTGCCGGTCGACCCGGCGATGCCGATTGCGATCGTCGAGGAACCGAGCGAAGTGTCGGTCGTCAGCACGCCGTAGAGCACGCGTGCGCCTTTCGGCAGCGACGCGATCTCGATCGTGTCCGACGTGGTCTGGGAGGCGAGCGTCACGGTCTCGTTGAAGACCCGCACGCGACCGTGCACGTCGGAGACGGCAGGAAGCTGCACCGGCGTCGAATTGCGCAGTTTCGCCATCTGGGTTCCATACAGAACCGCCATTGTAGAACTCCTTATAGGTTAGCGTTCGAAACGAAGAGCCGGATCGCCAAAAAAACTCGCGCGGGCAGGGTTGGCGTGGCGGCTGCCCGCGCGCGTTTCACTTAGGGAGTCGTCGCGATCTCGACGACCGCTTCTTCCTCCATGCGCACGGCACCGATCGACATGCAGTAATAGACCTGCGTCGAGTAAGATTTGTCGTCGCGCTCGGAGATTCGGGCCGTCGGCGCCTGCCCGACCGCCAGCAGCAGGCCCGACTTGCGCCAGGCGAAGCACTGACGGTCGCCGCTCGAATCCAACGTCAGTCGCTGCGAGCGGATGAAGCGGAAGCCGAGGAACGTGTCGATTTGTCCCGCGACCAGCGCGCGCACGGTATTGTAGTCGGCGCTCTTCACCTCGGTGGTGTTGAGCAGCACCGTGACATCCTTGGCGGGGCAGATGAGGTAGCGCTCCTCATCCGGATCGTTCTCGGCCGCATCGAGGATTTCCTTGGCGTTCAGCAGTTTCGCCAGAGTGAGCCCGGACGCGTTCTTGACGATCTTCTGCCCGATGGGCAGCGTCACCGAAGTCGCACCGGTCTTGCCGGTCTTCGCGGAGCCGAGCGCCTGGCCGATGATCACGTCGTCCATTGCGCGGCCCATCGCACTTGCCGCCGCCTGCGCATAGAAACTGGTCGGATCGGCGATGGTGCGAACGCGGTCCTGCTTGTCGATCAGGTCCGAATACTCGTAATCCTCCAGCGTCACCTGGCGCCGGCTGTGCGGCGTTTCGGTGAAGGGCGTGTCGGCATGGCGCGCGCCGCGCTTGACAGCCGTGCCGGCACCGACCTGGTCGAAATAGGCCGTGTCGCCGGTCACGGATTCGACGCGCACGCAATCGCGCAGACGCGAACCCTTTTGCTGGACCAGCATCTGCACCGCAGACGAGTATTGCTGCGTGTGCCAGGTGGTGATTTGAAAGGACATCTCTGTCCGTCCTCCGTTGCGATTGTGGTTGCGTGGGGACGGATGGGTTGCCCGTGAATTGAGCCTCTTCGACCCTTGGCCGGCAGGATTGGTGTGGCGGCTGCCGGACATGGGTCAAACAAAGTCACGCACGGACCCGTCCTCGGCCGTAACGGGGCCGTGGGCGGCGGTCTTTCCCGCGTGTCAGCCGGACCGCCGTCGGATTGCCGAAGACGGTTGCCCGGAAATCAGTTAGATGAGGGATCCCGGCTGGGCGCATCGTCGCGCGCGCCGGTGACGAATTCGTAGAACGCGGCCGCCGTCACGAGCAGATCGCCCAAGGCACTGCCGGGGCTGCGCAGCTCGATGGCGGCGCGCAGACAGCCGAGCCGGATCGCGCGATCCGCCTTGCCCGCCAACGCCTCGTCGCCGCGCACTTCATCGCGCGCCGTCAGGTCATGTGAAGCCGCCGATGCGTGCCCATCCGGTGGCACGCCGCGCTGCGGTCGTCTGTGTCGTCCGCTCATGGCCCCTACTCCGGATAGATCGTGCGCATGAGGGTCTCGACCCGCTCGACCAGATTCTGGTGGTCGGGGTGCAGCTTGTCCATGAGCGGATGCCTGGGATCGGCAATCGCTGCCTGGCGTATCTTCGAGAATTCCTGTTCGGCCTCCTCGCGCGTGAGGCGGAACGAGCGCTGCCCGACGCCGACCGCGCGGTCCTCGCCGAGAAACTCGCCGATCCGCACGAACATGCGCAGCAGCGTGGGCGTGCCCATGATCTGCTGCAGCCGGTCGAGCGATTGCGGCGATTCCATAAAAGCATTGGCCGCCCGCCGGAATGCCCCGAGCTTCGCGTCGCGCTGCGAACCCCATTCGCGGTCCATGAACGCGTGCAGCTCGACATCGTTCATGGCCTGCCGGCTCTCATTCGTCTCGACCAAGTTGCGTGCAAAACCGACGAACTCGTCGTGGAACGCCTCGGCCATGCGCGCCGGCATGCCGACCTTGTGACAGGTCTTGCGCGCCCACTGCGCAAACTCGTCCGAATAATCGCCATAGCCCTCCGGCTTCTTGAACGCATAGCCGTCGGGGTTTCGCGGCCGGCCGAGCCGGTCCCAGACTGCATCCCAGTCCGATACCGGCGCGTTCGCGGGCGGCAGTGCGATCTTCTCGGCGCCGAGCAGTCGTTCGAGGCTCGCGTAGGAGCGCACCGCATCGGCCGGCGTTTGCCATCCCTTGGCCACGGCGACCTCGCGCAGCGCGGGATCGAGCGCATCCGCCCAGCCGGCCGACGGAGCGGATGCGCTCTCGCCCGTCTCCCCCGCGGCAGGAAGCATGTCGCCGGCCATCACGGCAGCGGCAAACGACGAAGTTGTCGGCGCGACGGCGGGCGCACTGGCAGCGGACGCCGCATTGGTTGCGATGGTGGACGGCGGCAGCGCGGCATCGGCCGCGCCCGCCGGTTGGCGGTCGGTGTTCATGCTGACTCCCGAGAGTGTTTCTGTGTGGTTATCGTATCGTCGGGCGAGCGGTTGGATTCTTTGACCGCCGGCAACGCGACGTGATGCCCGACCAGGTGCCGGCTTAGCGATTCCTTCGGCTTCGCGCGTCGCAGCGCAACGTCGAGCGATTGCGACAGGCTCCAGCCCGCGCCGACTCCGATAGGATCGGACATGCGGGCCTCCGCAACAATCTTACAGACGACAAGTGGCCGATTCGAGAAATACTCTCCCGCGTGATTCCTGGCGTACGTCTCAATCGTAAAAGCACATCGAGACAACAGGAAACCCACGATTCTCGTTCACCCATTCCAAATGTCGAATCATGAGATCGAGCTGCTCGGACAATTCGATGATCGCGTCTTCGGTGGTCTGTTGGCTGAGCAAGCAGCGTTCTGCAACCTTTGAAACGACCTCTGGATTTCGCGCGTTGAACAACGTCTGCAAGCGGCGTCCAGACGTCACTACTTCTGCAGCAGACCGGATGTGAACAGAGTCCTGCCAAAATGCAGAGGTTACGCTGCTGGGCGGCTCACCCGCCAACGCGTCTATAGTGTAACAGTTCACAATGCACAGACCTTCAAGTCCAAGCGTAACGGCCCAAGGCTGGGGTTCACCCAGCGCGTACGACATACTGAAGAACAAGTTGCCCAAGGCCGTATCGCTCAACCCATCGATTCCTGGCGCGCCAACGACAGGCGCATCGTCATTTTGATACTCGGGATTGTCGAGAATCTCGATTTGGGGTTTTGCCGGATCGCCGCTCTTCACAAAGATCGCGAAGTGATGCAAATACACGAGACACCTTTTAGTTGTTCCGTGTGATTCATGATTCACCTTTATCGCTCCGACACCGAGATGTCAAAGCCCCCGCATACCACCTTACTCAATTGTCAAGCGGAACTGCTTACTCGCCTTCGGAGAGCGCTTCGTCAACTGCAGCCAATGTCGCCGCACTGACCATAACGATCAGCCAAACCGGCGCTTCCGGATCGGAATTGCGCAGAGCCGAATTGACCACTTCCTCCGCCATTTCTTTGGTTATGTGATTGTAGCCGCGACCGATCTTTGCTCGGCCATCGCCTTGATGATTGCATCGACTGGAAGTTCCCGCGCAGGAAAACTGGCGAGCAAGGCGTAGTCGCCTAGCCCCTCGTCTTCCAACTTGCGGAAGATTGCGCCCTGGTTCGGTGATAGTTTACCGCCACCCGTCTTGACTTCCAGAAGGACCGCTTCATTCTTTTTTGCATACTCATAGAAATTCTTGGTTATTGCATTCAGAACACTAGCGTCTGGCGTTCCATCGACGAGCACCAAGTCCATCTTCGAGAAGCGTCTGCCAACACCTGTGTTTATTCGGTACTGCTCAAGGAGGGTGAACCCTTCTCTCCTGGATAGATTCCTGAGCTCGTCACGGAAATGAATTTCTAGTGCGCGACCAATATCTGTGTGCTGAAGAACCCGCCAAGCTCTCTTTTCGCATCTGGCGACCAGTGGCGAAACTGTGGCATCGATAGAAGCCTGTCCATGTATTGCAGGTTTGTTTCATCCGCCTTTTTCGCCATGGCCCGTTCAAGGAAGCGTCTCGTGAGCGGCTTGTTGTCGAACATGGGCACGTCCGCGAGTGCACCCGTTCCACCTCGCAGACGCTCCACGACCGAACGTCCGACATGCCTCATCAATCGAAGCGCGGTGCCCGTCCCGCCGGCGAGCGTTGCAATCAGGAGGATGCCGGCGCTCGAAATTCGATCGGCCGTCAGCTTGTCATCTATTCCCAGTTCTTTTTGAAGGATCGCCGAGCCGACATCGATTCCGGCCTGCATGCCCTCGGCGACTTCGTCACCGAGAATTTTTTCGAAGCCCTTGTCGATGAGAAATCCAACGATGGCCTTTGCCGGACCGCCGATCAGGGCTTGAACGCCATAGAAGGTGGCCGTTGCCAGCCAGCCGTACTCTTCTTCGAGTTCGGCAAACTTGGCCGCTGCACCCAGCACGACGTCGGCAATGCCGGAAAGGGTGTCGACGATCGCGGCGTTGTCGCCCGAGGCCAGGGCTTCGATCGCCTCGGCCGGAAGTTCGACGGAGGCCAGACCGTTGAGTCGGGCGTCCGCAAGAAACCGCTGGGCCGTTTCCTCTGAAATGGCACCACTTGCGACGAGTGCCTGAACTTGCTGCCGGAGCTGCTCGAAACGGTGCTGGTCCGCAAAGGCACCGGTTTCGATGTCGCCGAGCGAGATCGTGTCGTCGCCTTCCTCGCCGACGATCTCCGGCTCCTCGCCCTCGCCGCTGAGGATCTTTTCTTCTTCCGCGATCTGCTTGGCGAAGCCGCCGAGCAGCCCGAGTCGCGCGCTGCGGCGCGTCTGCTGTTCGGATAGCTGTGCCCATCGCGTGGCCGTTCCTTCCGGCAGGCCGAGCGTTTCGAGCTGGCGTGCGATCGCATCGGCACGCGCGCGATCGCCACCATCGGTGCTGCCGCCGTCCGCTGCGCCATCGAGAGTCTCGATCAGCGAATCGAGCCGTGCCTGCGGCGTCTCGCCGGCCAGCACCTGCTCGACCAGATCGGCGGCAACGGCGTCGGGCAACGGCGTATCGGTTGCGCTACCGACATTGGGTTTTGTCCGGATGTTGGTACCATCCTCGGCCTCGCCGCTCCGCCCGCCGACTTGGCTTCGCAGTGCGGCATACTGGTCGACGAGGCGCGGCAGCTTCGCCGGATCGTCCGTTGCTTCTTTCGCGAGCTCTTTGAGCGTCGCGCTGTGCTGCATCAGCCAGCGGCCGGGATTGCCGGCAACCGCGGCGCGTTTGGTCGCGACCGCGAGCTCGCGGGTCGTGCGCGTCTCCTTGTCTGGCGCGGCATCGAGCCAGGCACCTTCGTCCACTGATGCCAGCAAGGCAGCGGCACCGATGGCATAGCGATGCTTGCGACCCTTCAGCGTCGCCGACAGAACCGCATCCGCCACCGCCTCGTCTCCAAGTGCCGCGACCACCTGTTCGCGCGGCGGCAACGGCCCGTCATCCTTGTCCTTGAAGCGCTTCAAGCTCGCACGCATGTCGGAGGCCGCGAGCTGCGCGCGCTCGGCGCTCTCCGCCGCGATCCGCTCGGCCCGCCGCGCAACCGCCGCTTCGGCTTCCGACCGCCATCGCGCTGCATCGTCTTTGCCCAGCGCGGCCGTAAAATCCGGATCGTCGAGATCCTCGAGCAGCCAGGTGGCGTCCTGCTGCAGCAAGCCTTCCGCCACCGCGTTCGCCTGCGCCCGCGCAGTTACACCCTTGAGCGCCGTCTTGCGCTTCTCGTCGAGCGGCAGATCGCCGATCGCGCGACCCCGTCGCGCATGCGAAGCGGCCCAGCGCTGCGGCTGCGTCTTCAGCATCGCGAGCTCGTCGGCGAGCGCCGCGCGGCGGCCTTCGCGCTCGGCACGCTGCGTGGCCGCGACCGACATCACCGCGCGCTCGGCGAGCAGTTCGGTCTCGAGCGGCTCCTGCTCGCGGTCCACGATCGCGCGCGCCTGCTCGCCCGGCGCTTCGGCGAGCGCACCGGCAAACGCCTGCTCGATCAGCGGCGCCAGATGCTCGGCAACCCTGCCGGCCTTCTGCGGATCGGCGGCGAGACGCTGCGCCTCCGCATCGAGCGCGCGCCCGATCAGCGCAACCCGCTCATGCGCCCAGGCCGCCTCGCCCGATTGCGCCGCACGCGCGCCCAATGCCGTATCCGCCGGCGAGCGATCGGACTCGTGACCCTGTTCGGCTGCCGGCAGCGCGACCCGATGGCCGACCAGGTGCCGGCTCAGCGACTCCTTCGGCTTCGCGCGTCGCAGGGCGCCGTCGAGCGACTGCGACAGGCTCCAGCCCGCGCCGACTCCGATAGGATCGGACATACGGGCCCCCTCAATAGTCTCCTGAAACAGGTCCGAGCGAACCGAGAATTAGTTCAATTAAGTCCTAGTCGTAAAAACACATGGAGACGACCGGCCAGGAACGGTTCTCGACGATCCATTCGAGATGTCGGAGCAAGAACTCGAGTTGTTCGGCCAGTTCGATGAGTTGGTCCTCTGTCGTTTGTCCGCTTGCTTTGGGGCATTCGGCCACCTTGGCAACGATCTCCGGATTCCGCTCGCCGAACAGACTCTGCAGTCGACGTCCAGCTGTGAGCGTCGCCGAGGCAGTTCGAACGTGAATCGCGTCGCGCCAAAACAGAGATGTCGCGTCAATCGGCACTATGCCATTCAAGGCATCCATATTGTAGTCATTTACGATGCACAGGCCCTCAAGCCCATGCGTAACCGCCCACGGCAGCGGCTCCCCCATGAAATACGACATGGCATGGAACAGATTGCCCAACGCCGTGTCGCTCAACCCGTCAACCCCCGGCGCGCCAACCACGGGCGCGTAGTCGTTCTGATACTCGGGATCTCCCAGAATCTCGATCATTGGATTTGCGGGATCGCTGCTCTTCACGAAGATTGCAAAATTGTGCAGGTACATGATGCACCTTTGGTTCGGTCGGCATACGCTTTGCTATTTCTTCGTGGCGGCCCCCGTTATATTGTCGCGACTGACACCAGAACCGGTTGCGTTCGATTGGCAGCGAACCAGCGACAATGTCCGGCGATCTTCGTCAATTCATCTACCACAGCTTCAATGAACTCAGCTTCTGAAACGGCCACGCCAAGATAGTATCCGTCCAGTTTCCATCGCTCCATTCTAGTCACAAAATGTTGCAGTTCATCCCACCGACCGCCCTCAATCATCCGCAGCATGTTCTCGGCGGACTCAGCCGTCTGTTCGGCATGTTGAACATCCACATTGTCAATCCAGAATGGGGAGAAAGGATCCTCTGGAACTAAAAGTTCGTCTATTGTCTGACGGAAATTGAGAACGCATAGCCCTTCCAAACCCAAAGCCTTGGTCTTCTCTCGAAAACTCTCGACGTCTGATGCTTGAAAAGCCCTGAATATCGAGAATCCGTAGGAATCAGCCGGAAATCCCAGTCCGGGTTTGGCTGCCGAACGAACGGGGCGAAACCGGTCAACCGGCAAGGCTGGGTCATTAAGCGTCTCAACGACGGGATCAAGCGACGGACCGCTTCGAAACCATACTTCAATACCTACGCCCATGTGATGCTCGTTTTACGTGTTTAGTTATCGGTACCGCATCTTATTCGTCGGACAAAGTTTGGCAAGATGATTGTTACTGCTTCGAATCACTGGTTTGATCGCCGCCAATAACTGCAATTAAACCAAGAATTCCAGACGTGGCCGCTAGTAGTTGCCATACCGGCAATTTCGGATTGAAATGCTTGCGTAGTTCGTCGACCAGGAGGTAAGCGTGCGCCGGCTTCACATCCGGATACCGCTGAAGAATCACATCCACAGACTCCCTTAGGAGGTCAGGTGGATATTCGCTGATCGGCAAATCCCCAACTTCAAAGCTATCGCTACGCCCAATTTCGTCCATGGCACGACGGAGATAGAACTGGTTGCTTGTTAGCCGTTGGAGTGGACCCTTGGCTTCAACAACAGCCGTAAAACCCTCTGCCACACTCTTCAAAAACGGATCCAATCGATGCAGTGCGTCCGGATCCGCGCTACTCGCAAACAATACGAGGTCCGGCTTAGTACTCTTTCCATTTGGAAGCTGGACTACATAGTGTACAGCCATCTTGAAATCCTCTCGTTCTGCGAGCGGACCGATCAGACGTTGTGCGTAACTCTCAGACGTACGTGGAAGCACATCCTGACGAAACATTCCGATTAACCAGGCCTTCTCACGTCGACTCAAGTGTCGAAAGGCACGGCTTTCCATGAACTTCGTGAGCGTTACGGTGTACCGCTCGGTGCCGTGCTTACTGGTCCAGACCTCGACCGCGTCACGCGTTTCGGGACGATCCCTATAGAACGGTTCATTCTCAAGTGATGGACGATTGGCTGCCCATCTCAATTGATTTCGAAACCGCCGAACGATGTGTCGAGCGAACCGGAACGTGTCGACCGCACCGGAAGCGACGCCGGTAACAGCCAGAAGGCCAAAGATTGTAGCGGCGCCAATCTTTTGTGCATCTTCACTGTTGATACTGAAGATGTTTGTAAACTGATCGCCAACAAACGTTATGGCGCGGTCAAATGCTTCCTCGCCGTACTCATTTAGAACCGCATCGATTCCCCGATCTACAATGATGCTGACAATCGTTTTGAAGGGTCCGCCAACTATTAGCTGAGCGCCCCGCAGCGCAACTTCGGCCAGCCAGCCGTACTTTTCTTCGAGTTCCGCTAGCTTTTCGGCGCCCAAGAGAACGACATCGGCGAACTCTGACAGCGCCGCAACCACTTCATTGTTGTCGGCGCTGTAGAGTTGCGTTGCTGTTTCTTCCGGTAGCTCGATTTCCGTAAGGGCCGTGAGCCCCTCATCCGCAAGAAACCGATCCGCTTCCTCACGCGAAACGTCGCCCGTTTTAACAAGCTGATCGACACGAGCGCGAATGAGTCGCTTGTATAGGTCGCTGGTCATCCCGCGCGGAAAGAAAATCGGTCCTAGGTCTTCGATTGAAATCGTGTCGCCGCCTTCCCCGCCGACGATCTCCGGCTCCTCGCCTTCCCCGCCGACGATCTCCGACTCCTCGCTTTCCCCGCTGAGGATCTTTCCTTCCTCCGCGATTTGCTTTGCGAACCCGCCGAGCAACGCGAGGCGCGCGCTGCGGCGCGTCTGCGGATCGGATAGCTGCGCCCAGCGCGTTGCCGTGCCGGTCGGCAGGCCGAGCGTTTCGAGCTGACGCGCGATCGCATCGGCGCGCGCGCGATCGTCGGGATCGGTGCTGCCGCCGTCCGCTGCGCCGTCTAGAATCGTCGTCAGCGAATCGAGCCGCGCCTGCGGCGTCTCGCCGGCCAGCACCTGCTCGACCAGGTCGGCCGCGACTTCGTCCGGCAACGGCGCATCGTCGCTCGGTGAGTCTGCGCCTGCCGAAGCGGCGGTCGACGCCGGGGCATCTGTTGCTGCGGGGGCGGCATCGGCGTCATTCGCCGCACGCCCGCTCACCTGGTTCCGCAGCGCTGCGTAGTGATCGGCGAGGCGCGGCAGCTTCACCGGATCGTCCGTTGCTTCTTTCGCGAGCTCTTTGAGCGTCGCGCTGTGCTGCATCAGCCAGCGGCCGGGATTGCCGGCAACCGCGGCGCCTTTGGTCGCGACCGCGAGCTCGCGAACCGTGCGCGTCTCCTTGTCTGGCGCGGCATCGAGCCAGGCGCCCTCGTCCGCCGGCGCCAGCAAGGCGGCCGCACCGATCGCGTGGCGATGCTTGCGACCTTTGAGCGTCGCCGACAGCACGTCGTTCGCTGCGTCCACGCCCAGCGCCGCGACGATCTTTTCGCGCGGCGGCAACGGCCCGTCGTCCTTGTCCTTGAAGCGCTTCAAGGTCGCGCGCATGTCGGCGGCCGCGAGCTGCGCGCGCTCCGCGCCTTCCGCCGCGACACGTTCCGCCCGCCGCGCGATCGCCGTTTCCGCTTCCGAGCGCCAGCGCGCCGCATCGTCCTTGCCCAGCGCGCCGGCAAACGCCGGATCGTCAAGATCCTCGAGCAGCCAGTGCGCGTCCTGCTGCAGCAACCCTTCCGCCGCCGCATTCGCCTGCGCCCGCGCGGCCACGCCCTTGAGCGCCGTCTTGCGCTTCCCGTCGAACGGCAGATCGTCGATCGAGCGCGCGCGCCGTCCGTGCGCCGCGGCCCAGCGCTGCGGCTGCGTCTTCAGCATCGCGAGCTCGTCTTCCAGCGCGGCGCGACGCCCCTCGCGCTCGGCGCGCTGCGCGGCCGCAACCGACATCACCGCGCGCTCCGCCAGCAGCTCGGTTTCGAGCGGCTCCTGCTCGCGGCCCACGATCGCGCGCGCCTGCTCGCCCGGCGCTTCGGCCAGCGCGCCGGCAAAAGCTTTTTCGATCAGCGGCGCCAGGTGTTCCGCGACCTTGCCGGCCTTCTGCGGATCGGCCGCGAGACGCTGCGCCTCCTCGTCGAGCGCGCGCCCGATCAGCGCGATCCGCTCATGCGCCCAGGCCGCCTCGCCTGCCTGCGTCGCACGCGCGACCAGCGCCGCATCGTCAGGCGAATACTCGGACACCTGCGTTTGATCGGCTTCCGGCAAGGCGACGCGATACCCGACGAGATGCCGGCTCAGCGATTCTTTCGGCTTCGCGTGCCGGAGCGCGCCGTCGAGCGACTGCGACAGGCTCCAGCCCGCGCCCAAGGCAGATGGTTCGGGCGCGAGCTTGCTGCCCGGTCTCGGATCGTCCATCGATCGTCACCTCGTGGAATGGCGTGCGGAGAAAGCAGCCGGCCGGCCGCGGCGAGTCGCCGCCCGTCCGCGCCGTCGGAACGGCATGCAGTCGGGAGCCCCTGCGGCGCCACGCGCACGCCGCCGGCCGGCGCCGCGACGGCGAACCCTCACGGGCTCGCGCCGCGAGCAGCACGCATCAGGTTTCAGTCGTCGTTACGGTTTCGGCGCGGTCTTGCGCCGCGTCAGTCCTGCGCGCTCCGTTCCGGCAGATCGAGCGGCAGATCGGACGGCTCGAGCCCGATCATCTCGATCACGTGCAGGAATGCATCGCGCGCGCCTTCGTTGAACGCGGTCTGGTGCGGATCGCCGGCAACGAAACTCGTCGCGCCCGCGCGGCAATAGCGCGCGAGGTCGTCGAGGATCAGGCGCGCCGCTTCGTCCTTCGGATCGAGAAGGCGGCGATAGGCGGCGGCGACCGCTTGCGCGCGCCGCCAGCCGAATGCGCGCATCAGCCAGAGCACGCCGCCCTTGGGTGTTGCGCGCGCCTGCGTCGCCGCATCAACCATTCGGCGTCACCGGTTCGCTCGTTGCCGCATTGCCGGCGAGATTGCCGATCATCGCGGCAAGCCCCTCGCCGCCGAGCAGCTCCTGCCCGGCCTTGCCGGCCTGCGCGAGATTCTTGAGCGCGCCGGTTGCCGGGCCCGCCGCCCCGAGCAGGCCCTGCATCATCGTCTGCTGCGCATTCGCCTCCCGAGCCGCGGCTACTTCGTCGGCCGGTTTCAGCAGTGACGATGGCGCACCGAACGCGCTGGCGATCGCACGCGCCGCGGCGTCGACATCGATCGCTTCGTAAAGCTCCGGCTTGATCGCGCCGAGCGGCATCAGCGCCTGCAACGCCTGCACGATCGCCTGGCCCTCGGCCGCACGCTGCGCACGCGCCGCCGGCGAGACATACTCGATCTTGAGCTCCGGCAGGTCCGCGAAGATCGGCGGAATGGGCGGCACGCGGCCGGCACGCACCAGCATGCCGAAAAGACGATCCAGCAGCGGATCGAGAAACTCGCTCTGGATGCGCCCGAGATGCGGTCCCATGAGCCGCAGCTTCTCCTCCTGGCGCGCCAGCACCTCGGTCGCGGTCTGGTTCGGCTGCGCGACCATCAGCAGCAGCGACCAGTGAAACGCCTCGCGGATCGCTTGCCGCCGCTGCTCCGCCATCTCGAGCGTGAGCCCGATATTGGCGCCGGTCACCAGCGGCTGGTAGCGCACGCGCCCGTTATCGTCGATGCCGCCATAGATGATGCCGCCCGGCGCGGTGCGGATGCCGCGCACCGCTGTTTCATCGGGCGCCAGGATCGGCGGATCGGCCGCCTTCTGCGCGGCGACGATCGTGGTCTTCGCCATCGCGTTCAGCATCTTGATGTCAGGCAACGCCAGCATGGCCGGGCTGTCGCCATAGACGCTGCGCGAGCGTGTCGACCAGCGCGGCACCTGGAACGGAAACTCGTAATAGCCGCCTTCGGCGACGATACAGCGTCCCTCGACATCGACATGGAAACTCTCGAAGGCCTTGTCGAGCTGCATGCGATCGCGGCCCGCCGGACCCGTCTCGCGCGGCCGCACGACATGAAGAAAGGCGAACTTGCGTTCCGGTTCGCGCTCGACCGCGCGGCACACCGCCTCGCTGCATTTGTCGCCCCATTGCAGATGCGCCTGCCGTGCCGTCCATTCGAACCGCCGGTAGACCGTGTCGATCTCGTCGCGCTCGTTCTCGGCGATGTAGCATTCCGCAAGATGCCGGCAGGCGAAGTGCGCCCCGCCGTCCGCCTTCTCCTCGACATAGAAAATGCCGGTGCCGAACGTCACCAGGTCGGCATAGAGATCGACCGCCCGCGCGTAGAAGCGTTGGCCGCCGGCGGCGAAGGCCTGCCGCATGAGCCGCGAGACATCCTCGAGCCAGCGTTGCGCCGCCGGATCCGCGTTGATGCGGTCCTCGCGCGCCTCGATGCGAAACCATTCGTTGGCGCTGTTCGTGACCATGCCCCAGATGCCGGCCGCGAGATTCTCGGCGGCAAGGCCGGGTGTGCCGTCGTAAATCCGTTGCTGGCGTTTGTCGCCCGCCATGCGACGGAGCGTGAACTCGGCCCGCATGGGCGCGACCAGCTCGGCGATCTCCTGCCAATGGCTTTCGATCGTGCCGCGTTCGGCGGCGAGACGCTCCTGGCGGGCGATCAGCGCGGTGGCGAGCGTGTTGGACAT